ATAATATACTATAAAAAGTTAATAAGGAAAGCGAACAATGAATACGAAGTATACAAATAATTATGAATGGTGTGGTTGTGAACCACCCGGGGGTGTCTTGTAGGCAGTTGTTCAGCAATGAATTTTAGACCCCCGGAGTTATAATGCTTACGGGGGTTTTTTTATGGGTGTAGTGTAATGGTAACACAACTGATTCCAAACCAGTTAATGGGGGTTCGATTCCCTCCACCTATGCCAAATAGGGAACGAGTAAAAACGTGGTCAGGCCTGAGCCCCTACATATAAGATCAGGCGGGAATAGGAGGTGCCCTCTAGAAAGGCCTCCATTTTGTGGGCGTGGCGGAATGGTTACGCAGTGGATTGCAAATCCATGTATACAGGTTCGATTCCTGTCGTCCACTCCAATTTTTGGTTGACATCTGGTATTACCGATGTTATAATGTATATAAGTTAGTTAGGAGAATATGATGGCAAAAGATATATGGTTAATAAGTGATACACATTTTAATCACAGTAAGATCCTTGAATTTACACAAGGTGGTAGATCTATCAGACCTTTTTCTAACGTAGATGAAATGAATCAAACAATGTTAGATAACTGGGCAAACACTGTCAAACCGCAGGACACAGTTATACACTTAGGTGATGTATTGTTTGGTGAAAACAAAGTAGAATGGTTAGAAGCAAACTTTGCAAAGTTACCTGGTAAGAAAAGACTTGTTCTTGGAAACCACGATAACGTAAAACATGTTGCTCCGTTCTTTAAGGACATACAGTTGTGGATTGAGTTACCTGGTGTTATTTGTACTCACACTCCATTACATGCAAGTACTCTTGAAGAAAGACATAGATGGGGTGATAACGGACCTGGAATAAATGCTCATGGACATATACATAGCAATCCTAGTCCAGATGGTCCTTACAAGTGTGTTTGTGTAGAACAAATTAATTTTACACCTATACACATTGATGAGGTTAGGAAAGGTTGACAGTATAGTGCTTTGGTGCTATACTGTTAATAATTAAAAATTAAGGTCCCTTCGTCTATCGGTTAGGACAGCGGGTTTTCATCTCGCAAAGAGGAGTTCGATTCTCCTAGGGACTACCAACTAACAGATATAAGTAGTCGAGTGAAACCACTCGTGCATAAGCATGTGATAATAAGAGCGGAAGTACTTAATCCGCCTACAAACGAAAACACAGCAAGTAATCAAATACAAACTCTGATTGATCGCATAGGCATGAAAGTGCTTATGGGTCCTTTTGCCAAGTATGTAGAGATGAAAGGTAACAGAGGATTAACAGTTGCCGCAATAATAGAAACTAGTCATATTGTACTACACAGTTGGGATGAAACAGATCCTGCATTAATACAATTAGATGTTTATACTTGTGGAGCATTTGATCCACGTACAGTGTTTGAGTGGGTTGAAGAGTACTACAACCCCGTTAAAATGGAATACAAATATCTTGATCGAGAACATGCTCTAACACCAGCACTATTACCTGAAAAAGATAAGTTTAAGTTTTCTACACAAGAATTAGTAGATGCTACAAATGCTATTCTGCAATCTTCTTAAGTTTATATATTAAATTTTCTCTGCTAATATTAAGTAGACTAGCCGCTTTGGTTTTGTTATTATTAACACTTTGCATTGCGTCTTGAACTAGTACCTTTTCTAAACTACTTAATTCGTCGTTAAGATCACATTTTACAGGATCAGGATCGTGGGGCCATATTACACTAAAAATCTCATATAAAGCATCTTGCTCTTTTCTAGATTGTAGTTGCTGTTCAGACTCTGATTGTGCTGTCATTGATTAAATACTCCTGGTTAATCGTAAAATATTTTACAGTAAATAATACTGTAATTACTTTACTATGAGTATTTAACAAATGTTAAAGATCACGGTAAATATCAATGGGAGAGCAGAAAATGAAAAAAATTATCACGATTACATTATTCGTCTGTCTTATTGGTACGGCTGGAGCGAGCGAACAAGTATTCACTTTTAAAAATCCATCTTTTAGTGGATCAGGATACAGTAATCATGTACTGTCAATTGAACAGTTACAGTTTACTCGAAAGAAAGAAGCAGAAGAAAAAGCGGCGGCCGATGCGGCTAAAGCCAAACGTGAAGCGGATAGCACTACCTTAGCAAAGTTTTTAAACAACATAGAATCTCGAATCTATGCTCAACTGTCTAAACAGTTAGTTGACAATATGTTTACTGATGACGGAGACAGTTCTGGAACTGCAACTATTGAGGGTGCTACGATTTACTGGGTAAAGGATACAACGTCTGATACTATTACACTTCTAATTACAGAAGCGGACGGTAGCACTACAGAGATTGTTGTTCCATTGAGCGGATTTGGATTCTAAAATATGAGAGGTATAAGATTTTTAATAATTGGGTTTTTGGCAATGACGTTTTTAAACGGGTGTGCTACACAAACAGCAAAAGTAAACTGGAGCAGTCCAACCGAGGCACGCTCTCCCATACAGGATACTTTAGTTGCAATGCCAAAACTTGATGGTCCTAAAATTACTATAGCGGTTTATAGTTTTCAGGACAAAACTGGACAACGAAAACCAAGTGACTCATTTAGTCAGTTGTCTAGTGCGGTAACGCAAGGGTCTGAAGTTTGGGTTATTAACGCACTTCAGAAGGTAGGAGGAGGTTCTTGGTTTACCGTTGTAGAACGTGTAGGCTTAGATAATTTGGTTAAAGAAAGGCAATTGATAAGATCAACAAGGGAAGTATTTGAAGGCAAAGAGGCAGTTAAGTTAAAACCTATGTTATTTGCAGGGTTGTTATTAGAAGGTGGCGTAGTAGGCTATGATTCAAATACAACTAGTGGCGGAGTTGGAGCAAGATATTTTGGTATCGGCGCTAACACAAGTTATCGAACTGATCAAGTAACAGTGGCAATGCGAATTGTAAGTGTTCAAACAGGTGAAGTATTACTTACTGTAGCCTGTGAGAAAACAATAGCAAGTCACAAGTCTGGAGCAGATGTATTTAGGTTTTTAGATCTTGGAACGAAAGCGTTAGAATTAGAAACGGGTTCCGCGGTCAATGAACCAACCAACTACGCAGTTAGAGCCGCAATAGAGGCATGTGTAGGAGAAATAGTAAAGAAAGGCGAAGAAGACGAACTTTGGAAGTATAAAGGAAAAGAAATAACTTCAGAAGGACACCATCTTCATTAAAAGAACAAGGAGCGAGATATGCAAAATAAAGTAAAATATATAATGATGGGTTTTGTATTATTCTTTTTCTCAGTTGGGTCTGGATTTGCGAATGACATATACATTCAACAGTCAGGTAATAACTTAGATTTAGATATATCACAAGACGGACAAGATAACGTAATCGGTACATCATCGCAAGGTGTAGTACTTACCGGGAACTCAATGACTTTTAACATTGATCAAATTGGTGGTGCTAACGTTGTATCGGCAATAGTTAAAGGTACGACTTACACAGGTAATATTGATCTTACTGGTAGCAGTAACGATGTGGCATTACTATGTGATAGTGCAGGAGCAGGAAATTGTGAAACTGTAAGTTTGAGTATTGACATAACAGGATCAAATGCAGATATTAATGTAAGCGTAGGTGAAGCGGCCGATGCACAAAACTTTGTTGGTACAATAGATATCACAAGTGGTGCGGCAGAAACAGTTACTCTAACAGTAGACGGTACAAATGCAGATGCTGATATTGACATTTCAAATTCATTAGGTAGTGCAGGTAATACAGCAACTTATGATATCAATGATAACGGTGATACTAACGGACACAGTTTAACACATAGTCATACAGGAGATGGTGCACTTATTAACATTACACAAAGTGGATTATACGATAATAAGATCAGTTTAACTACCAGTGGTGATAGTGCTGAAATTGACATAACGCAGGACGACTAATCCTGTGCATAGACTGTTCGTAACAACTATACTATTGTTCACGGCTATGACCTCGAGTGCGTTTGCCAGCATTGGCGAAGTAATCGAGCAAGTAGGAGCCACGACCATCGAAAGAAAGGCTGGCGATAAGATTGTTAGTGAAGAAGGTTCTGGAGTTGAAAGTTACGACACTATTAGAACAAAAAAAGGTAAAACAGCAATTCAGTTTTTAGATGAAACAAGAGTAGATGTTACACAAAACAGTAAACTGGTTATTGATGAATTTATATACGATCCAAACACTTCAACTGGAAGTCTTTCTCTAAAAGCGTCATTTGGGACAGTTAGGTACGCATCTGGACAAATTGCTAAGAACTCTAGACAGAATGTAAAGATCAAAACTCCAACAGCAGTAATTGGTGTACGTGGTACAGACTTTTCGATGACTGTAGATGAAACAGGTAGTTCAACAATTATATTATTACCTAGTTGCTCCGGTAATGGAAAAACAGCAGTCTGTGTTGTAGGAGAAATTGAAGTAAGTTCTGATGTTGGTACTGTAATTCTTAATCAAGCATTTCAGGCAACAGTAGTTGAAACAGCAAAGAATAATCCTCTCAAACCTTTAATGTTAGACATTGACGAAAATTTAATTGGAAACTTATTAATCATTCGTAAGCCTGTAGAAATATCAGACGAA